GAGATCTGATGCTTACTCTCAAAGGAACGATTTGTTTAAGCGCCATAATGAGCAACTAAGATTGGGAGAAAACCCCAACAAATTAGAGTCATTCTGAGATCTGATGCTTACTCTCAAAGGAACGATTCGATTAAGGCCTAAAGCGAGATACTGATGACCGAGACAATTACACGGCAATGCAAAGCCACGAATAGAATGGGCATAAGATGCGGAAAGTCGGCTATGCACGCGCAGACGATCTGCCATATGCATGGCGGCAAATCACCACAGAATATTCGGGCTGCTAAAAAGCGGATGTTAGAAATGGCGGACGGCGCGATGGTAGCGTTACAAGATGCTATTGATCACGGCGACCACAAGGAGTCTACACACGCGGCTCGTATTGTGCTTGATCGCTCGGGACTCGGGCCTAGCTCAACGATCGACTTACACGACAAAAGTGGTGACGATTACAGCCGTATGTCAGCAGACGAATTAGCGGAGAAAGCTCGACAACTGGCAGCTGAAGCTGAGCGTGCAACTAAGGAAGAAACTGAATGACTTGTAAACGGTGCGGACAACATGAAGCAGTCACAGACCATCGTATGCACTGGTGTCAATTATGCGAGGAGTGGCGACAGCGAATGCTCTCCAGCTTTATAACGGTCTCAATATGACTATGCTCATAGGCGATGTTTCAACTAGTATGTCGCTCGAGCAACTGTGGAAGGCAGCCGAGCCGTATATCATCGGCGTATGGAAGTACCGAAAGCCGGGAGAGCCTGCACGATGGAGTGCTACATACCTAGTGGATGGCGCATACTGGGATGCGGGCCTATCAGATACGGCAGAGGAAGCGTTAATGAAAGTTATACTTCAGCGTTCGCACCAAGTGCGTAAGAGGTAATATGGCCGTCTTAAAAGCCGCAGCACGAAAGCGTTCAGCTACAGTTGTGCAAAAGAAAAAGGGACCACAAGGCGGAAGTACACGCTATCGTTTCCCTATGCCCGACAAAGCGCATGCGCGTAATGCATTAGCTCGGCTACCGCAAGCAAAAGGCCTAAGTCGAGAAGAACGAAAGAAAATAAAGAATCGCGCGAATCGAATCCTAGGCAAAGTATAACACAAGGAGAGTGTCATGCCCAAAGGTGTCGGCTATACTTTCGGTAGTAAAAAGAAGTCCAAAAAGAGTGGTAAGAAAGGCGGTAAGAAGGGTAAGTGCTAGCAGCAACGCCGCGTGATCGCGTAGAAATTGCACAGGACCTTATTGCACTTGATGCTGAGGTCAACAGCCGAAGCTTGCATGCCTATATCCAGAACATGTGGCCTGTGATCGAGCCAGAAACGCCATTTGTAAACGGCTTTCATATCGAAGCGATATGCGAACACGAGGAAGCTGTACTCGAAGGTCATATTCGTAATTTGTTGATCACTATTTGTCCGCGTTTCTCGAAGTCTATTTGCACGTCAGTAGCACTTCCGACCTTTGCGTGGATTAAACGGCCAACCACCCGCTTTTTATACGGCAGCTATGCACTGGACTTAGCGCTGGAGCATGCCACAACGTCGAGGCGTGTGATCGAGTCTCCGTGGTATCAGGCGCGATGGCCACTCCACTTAATGGGAGATCAAAACGTTAAAAGTTATTACGAAAATATGCAACGTGGCTATCGAATCTCCACGTCAGTTGGCGGCGGCGCAACGGGCCGAGGCGGCGACATCTTAATAGCAGACGACCCGCACAACTTGAAGAATATTGAATCGAAAGACGTACGAGAAGGCGATAAGCGGTGGTTCTTTAAAATTTGGAGCACACGCCTGAATAATCCGAGGACTGGCCGAAAGATTGTGATCATGCAGCGCGGGCACGAAGAAGACTTAGCCGCTGTGTTGATTGAATCGGGCGACTACGTGCACCTTAATCTCCCAACTGAATACGTGCCGACAACGTGGGTTGGGCCAACTGGTTGGAGTGATCCTCGAACTGAAGAAGGCGAACTCCTTTGTTCAGAGCGATTAGGCACAAAAGAAAACGAGCAAGTGAAACGCGAACTGGGGCCTGTTGATTATTCCGCACAGCATCAACAGAATCCATTGCCCGAAACGGGAGGTATGTTTGAACGAAGTTGGTTTGAGATTGTGGATGAAGTGCCAGGAGACTTAACAGAGTGTTGTCGGTTTTGGGATGCCGCAGGCACAGAAGGCGGTGGCGACTTTACGGCGGGCGCACTCTTAGGCAAAAGCAGAAGTAACTTAGTGTATATCCTGGACATCCAACGCGGCCAACTGGCATCGAGTCAAGTTGATGCACTTATGAAACAAACAGCGGCCCTAGACGGCACAGAAGTTCGTGTGCGTGAAGAGCAAGAAGGCGGGTCGGCTGGCAAAGCAGTTATTGCATCGCATAAAAAGATGTTGATAGGCTATGACTTTGCAGGTACGCCAGCCACGGGAGAAAAGACGTCGAGATGGAAGCCTCTTGCAGCGTATGCGCGTCCTGCAACAAACGAGCACTACGGAAATGTAAAGATTATAAAAGCAGTATGGAATAAAGACTTACTTGATGAGCTCGTAGCCGGAAAGCGTGCAAAACACGACGATCAAATTGACGCCATTGCTGGTGCATTCAATGATCTTACACTTGGGCCCGGGCCAATAAGAGTCCGCACAGCTATTTGGGGATAATATGCCAGTAAACACACCACGTCAGGAATACGAGGATGTTCAGCCAGTATGGGAGCGGTTACGAGATACGTATACTGGACGAGATGCCGTTATAAAAGCAAACACAAAATACACGCCAGCACTTCCCGGCGCATCAGCCGACCAACAACAAGCGTATCTCACACGCGGTAATTTTTTTAATGCAGTGTCTCGAACTGCACACGGCTTGATCGGCTCGATCTTTCAAAAAGAACCCGCGGTAAGTATACCGAAAAGCTTTGAGCACTGGCTTGACGACATCACACTTACTAACGTTACGTTTGATATGCTTTCACTTGATGCCCTACACGACGTGATGCTTATGGGCAGGTACGGCATACTGATTGAGATGACTGAGGAAGCCTCTTCCTCTGCACGGCCGTATATGGTCACTTATCGAGCAGAAGACATTGTCAACTGGCGCACCTTGCGCATTGAAGGCGATGAGCTGTTAACGATGGTCGTCTTACGCGAAATAGTAGAAAGTCCCAAAGAAGATGACGAATTTATTGAAGAAGACATCGAACAGTATCGTGTGCTTGAACTCGAGGTGATGGAGGGCTTTCGTCGGTATAAACAACAGCGCTGGAGGAAAGCTAAAGGTGATGCTGAGTTTCAGATGTTCGAGGAGGAGATCATTCCTCTTCGTCGAGGCAGTCCACTTCCGTTTATTCCATTTGTGTTTTTAGGCCCGTGGCATTCCACGGCACGCGTAGCAAAACCACCACTTCAAGATCTTGCTGACGTGAACTTAGCACACTGGCGCAATTCATGCGACTACGAAAGCGGTTTGCATCTCGTGTCTCTCCCGACGCCCTGGGTATCGGGCATGCGACAAAGTAGCACGGACGACGACGAAGATACGCTGAAGATTGGCCCAAGTGTCGTGTGGCAATTAGATAAAGATGGAAGTGCTGGCATGCTTGAGTTTACAGGCGCTGGACTAGCGTCCATTGTTACTGCAATGGAAGAGAAGAAACAACAAATGGCCACGCTTGGTGCGCGTGTCTTGGAGATGCAGCCTACTACAGCTGAAACAGCTACAGCCGTAATTGTTCGCCATGCCGGCGAGCATGCTAGTTTACGAACCATCGCTCAAGCCGGTGAGCAAGGGCTAACGATGGCGTTGCAATATGCAGTGTGGTGGGTAGGAACAGAAGCTGTGCCGTCAGGCGTGCCGGTGCAAGTCGTATTAAATAAAGACTTCGTAAGTGTAAGAGCAACGCCTGAAGAGGTAAAGACATTAGTCTTGGCGCTACAAAGTGAAGACATTAGCTTTGAGACTTTTTGGCATCTTATGACCGAAGGCGGATGGACACGTGAAGGAATTACTGCTGAAGAGGAAAGGCGGCAAATAGAAAGTGAAATGGAAGATGTCACCACGTCGTCCGCAAGTATGGGAGATACTGCTTATACCTCTCAAGCAGCTGGTGCTGACTTCCAGTCAGACTCAGACATGCAGTCAGATTCAAACATTGACGATATGGGCGTCGAAGAATAATGCCAAGAGCTGAAAAAGAATATGTGCAAATGCACCGTGCGGCCAACAAGTTTGAAGCGCAAATGTCAAAGAGATTCGAGCTTGCGGTTAATCGAATGAAAAATGATGTTTATATCGACGAAATCGCAGCAATCATCGGCAACCAGGACGCATCTAATCGTGTAGATGCTATCCTCAGGTTGTTGCCATCGACTGATATACAGGATGCATTAAAACCACTGGGCACTACAACGAAAGAAGCCTTTATGCACGGTGGCCGACTAGGCGCGAAACAATTGCGTGATGCCTAAGATTGCGTTTAGCTTTAACGCTGAGAATCGTGAAGCGCAACGTGTTGCACAACGCCGAGCGGCTGATCTTATTACAGGCGTATCGGCATCAACGAAAGTTGCACTTCGTAAAGTAATCGTGCAAGCCATTCGAGATGGCGTGCCGCCGTATGACGCAGCGCGCATGATTCGTGGTATGATTGGCATGAGTCCGCAACAAGCAATGGCTGCATACAAGTATCGGCAAAAGCTTATCAACTCAGGCTTGTCGATTGCACGTGTGGATAGCAAAGTTGAACGCTATGAAAAGAAACTTATTCGTCATCGGGGTATTACGATTGCACGCACCGAGATTATGAGCAGCTTGGCTGAAGGCGCCGAGAACAGTTGGTTCCAAGCTCAAGGACAAGGCCTGCTTGGAAAAAACGCTAAGAAAGAATGGATCACAACGCCTATTGATGCTTGTAACATTTGTCGTCCGCTTGATGGCCAACAAGTTCTTTTAGCTGAGCCGTTTCAAAGTATCGTTGGGCCTATACTGCGGCCTACAGCTCATCCTCGTTGTAGGTGTGCAGTGGCGCCCGTGCCGGGCGTTGGCGGTATGCAAGATCAGCCGAAAGCTACTAGCGTATCACAAGTGCCTACACCCCGTAAGAAGCCTACACCCCGTAAGAAGCCTACACAACGCGCCCGTCCGCGTAAGCGTCCCGCTGTGCAATCCACACGCCCAATTGACATCGTAGGCGGAAGTCATCCTGACGATTTGCTTGGTCCTGTCACGCAGCAGAAAGAAATAGCCGTGGGAACTTCAAGTGAAACACTACTCGTAGAAGGCAAAGGCTTTAAGGGCGTCTTTAAGCCGCAAGCTGGAGAAGGATTTGCAGACGACGCCGGAGACTTACTACGCGACACGATAACGAATAGAAAATTTACATTAGCACAACGTGAAAAGATGGCGCAGGAATTGGACCGAAGAATCGGCACGAATATGATTCCTGACGTAAAGATACGAGACGTGAAAGGCCGTGGTCAAGGTTCGATACAACGCTTCGTGGATGATGCTGTCACGGCTGATGAACGCGTATATGTACTTGACGAGCTTGCTCCAATTGAAGATCTTGAGCGACAGTTCATACTTGACGTATTGATAGGCAATACTGATAGGCATCAAGGCAATTGGATGTTAAGAAAGATTGGTGACAAGCATCGTGTGGTTTCGATTGATAATGGTTTAACATTTCCTAAAGCACAGCGCACTCTTGGCGGCATGGGAGATCCTGATATTTTGGGATTACAGGAATTCCGTAATGAAACGATTAGTTTTATACGAGTAGGATTAAGTGATAGCGGCGGCAAGATGACGCCTGCACTACGCACGCAGTTAATCAATAATATCGATGCACTTGACGTTGATGAGTTTATAAAAAACTTTGGGCAGAACATGTCAAAGTTTGAAGAGAATGCATTTAGATCCCGCATTAAGTTTATGCGTCAAGCACTGGATGACGACACACTCTTTACGCCTAACGGGTGGTTCGGCCATGAAGAATACCATAATTTGTATGGCTGGAGCGACATAGAACACATTCCCGGTATACGCGAAAATGCGCCTAGAGCAATAACAACGCCTAAGCCTAAGCCTAAGCCTAAGCCTAAGCCTGAATTACGAAGAGCGAAAACTGGAGAGCTCGCTCCTGGTCCTAAGCCTACTTTCGGAGATTCAGCCTTACCTCCAGGCATGGCCGATGATCCTTCGTTTATACGGTGGCAAGGAAAGAAATAATGAAGCAAGTTCGTTTCTTTTCACTCAATGCTGACGGCTTTCAATATGCGGGCCGTGTAGTATTCGAGAATAATCGCATAAAGTTTGATGGCTTATCGAAATCTTTAGAAGACACGCTAAAAAGAGGCGTAGTTAAATGGAATAGTCCTATTCCTCGGAAAGTAATAAAGCCTAAAGACGGCTTGCGTTATTTAAAACTTGTTGCTATTACATACAATACTGGAAGTTACTTAAAAGCATTAGGCGTTGAGGAGGTAAACAAGTAAGAAAGTTGTTGCTATTTTCTAACTTTTGTGTTATGATGAAGGAGAGAACATGCTAAAGACGTTTATTGCACAGCTTGACGATGTTGACGAGTCGCTTCAAACTCATTATGAGCCAAGCCCGAATGGGAATGGCTTTGTGCTGGGACTTGAAGGCACGCCTAACGGCTTTGCCGCAAAGACTGACCTCGCAGAGAGCGTGAATAAAGTTACTGAATTTCGTAACAACAATATTGCTCTTACGAAAGAGCTCGAAGAGCTCCGTCCTCTTAAGGCACAATTCGATGGTATTGACGCAAATGCGGCTCGGTCCGCTCTTTTACAAGTTCAAGAGTTAGAGAAAAAAGGCGTGAAGAAACCCGACGACGTATCGGCTCAAATCACAGCAGCTCTTAACGATTTTACGACTAAAGTTGTGGACCCGTTAAAAGCTCAACTTCAAACTTCAGAAACCGCACGACAGCAAGCTGAAAAAGAAGCTGAAACAAGTTTGCTTCGAACGCGTGTAGGTGAAGAGTTTATCAGCATGGGCGGAAAGCCTGGTGCAATGGACTTTATCTTAAGTAAGGCTCAAAACATTTTCAGCATTGTAAATAACGAAGTTGTCGCGAATGAGAATCAGTTTAGCACGAATAAGCCGGGCGAGCCTATTACTCCAGTTGAGTGGCTTGCACAACAGGCTATATCAAGTGATGCTGACTTCGCGTTTAACGCAAGTAATGGCGGTGGAGCAAGTCCAAAAGCTGGAGAAGGAAAAGCCGGAGTAAATAGACTTGTGAATCCAACACCATCGGAACTTGGCGCTAATATGGATGCCATTGCTTCCGGCAAAATTGTAGTAGAACACTCGGGTCAATAAGTTATGCTTAACGCATACAACTTCGGAGAAGTTGTTAATGTGGGAATGGGATTCTCAAAGCATACTAGTTTAGCACTAAAGGACGCTACACTCGGCGAGTTAAAGCGTCGGTCCATCCTCGGAGAGGACATAGGCCCAGCTTCGGTGAAGCTGCTGATAACACTCATTCACTCGTTATCAGGAGGTTTATCATATTATGGCTGGTGCACTTGTTACCACTAACGTTCTTAGCACGGTTGTTGCTATGGGTCTTAAAGCCCTACGTGATCGCCTTGTTATGGGACGAATTGTCAATCGAGAATATGAAGGCTTAATTACTGCGCGTAGGCGAGGGTCTACTGTAAATGTTGCAGTTCCGGCAGCAATTACTGCGCGTACGGTAGCGCCTGATGTGGTGCCACCTGCTGTGACAGCAGTGACGCCGACCTCTGTTCCTATTACACTTGACCAATGGAAAGAAGCGCCTTTTGCAATGGACGATAAAGGTCTTATGCAAGTTGATGCGGGCATTCTTCCAATGCAAGCAAGTGAAGCAATTAAGTCAATCTCAAATGCTATTGAAGACCACCTTATGCTAGAGAGTAAAGAATTTTACTCTTATGTTGGAACTGCAGGCACAACACCGTTTGCTTCAGCTCTTACCGCATATCTTGACGCGCGTAAAGAAGCTAACAACAACCTTATGGACGATGACCCGCGCTATGTCATTCTTGATAATGACGCGGAATCAAATGCTCTTGGGCTGTCGCAATTCCTTAAAGCAAATGAGCGTGGCGACCAAGGTGGAATCATCAAGGGCGAAATTGGTGAAAAGCTTGGTGCTAAATGGCTACGAGCATCGCGTGTGTACACCCATACCAATACAGGCGCTGGCACGGTACTTGTAAACGATGCTAGTGTTTCAGTTGGCGATACCACGCTCACGTGGGATGGCGGCGGTACAGCTCCTGCAAAGGGCGACATCTTTACAGTTGCTGGTGACACGCAAACATACGTAGTTGAATCGAGCACTGCTACAGTAATTACTATGTTTCCTGCGGCGAAAGTTGCATGGGCTGATAATGCTGCGGTAACGTTCAAAGCAACACACGTGAATAACCTGCTAATCTCGAAGAACTCCATCGCATTTGCAATGGCTCCTCTTATTGAGACTGTGTCGATTGCTGGCGCGCCTTCAATGCAGTCTGTTGCAATTGATGAAGAATCGGGTCTAAGCTTGAGGCTTGAAGTTACACGTCAGCACAAGCAATGGCAGTGGGCGTTTGACGCGCTTTACGGTTCGGCGGTTATTCGCCGGTCAGACGGCATTATCATCGCTGGATAATTACTGGAGCACGGGAGGTAATAAAAATGGCAGCTTGTCCAACACGCGAAGTTGCAATCATTAAGACTGGTAAAGTAGTGGTCATTAATGAATCAGATTTTGACCCTTCCGTTCATAAAGTAGTAGGCCAAGGAACCGGCACTTCGGTGCCGGTTCCTACTCCTAAGAAAAAAGAAGCACGAAAAATGAGAGGTAAATAAATGGCGGTCAGTCCTCTTAGAAGTCGATTAGCGCAATCTCTCGATCTGGCCGAAAGTGCCGCTGGCACTTACATCTCTGATGACCAGGCCGTTCCTGTTGGCTTTACATCTTTTACGATGCAAGGCGCATTTGTGAGAGGATCAGGCGGAACGACATGTGATGTCTTTTTTCAAACATCACTTGAT